GATGGTTGACCACGACACCAACGGCGACGCCTAACCGTGGCCTACACGTCCCTAGCCGAACTTAGAGCCCTCGACGGGCTAGGCGACGCCGCAACGTTCCCCGACTCATCTTTGACGGCGGGCGCCGCCTACGCCGAACGCACCATAAACCGGTTTTGTGGGACCACGTTCGGCGACATCACAACCCCCGCCTATGACACGTTCACGGTCACACTTGACGGAAACGGCCTCATGGCCATTCGTCTAGTCGGCATTGAGGGGGCGCCGGTGTTGTATCCCCGCACGATCACAAGCGCCACGGTTAACGGGGTGGCTGATTCCGGCATCGTCTACAGCCTGCAACCTTACGGGACCGTTTACCGTCACACCGGCGTTTGGTCACGATCCACAAATGTTGGCGGCCAAAACGTAGTGATCGAAGGCACGGCCGGCGTAAACAACACCACACCCGAAGATATCGCATGGGCGGCCCGCACACTTGCCCGCTTTTGGGTTCTACAACTACACAGCCGCACCCCCGACCGTGCAATAAACCTCACCACCCCCGAGGGCGCTTTTGAAGTTAGGGCCCAGGCGGGCGGCGTTGGGCGGCCCACCCCGCTTCCTGACGTGAACGCCACACTTAACGCCAACCGGCACCAACTCTAATGGCTACCACCACCACCGTTGGCGCCGTGAAGCGTGGGTTACAAACCGAATTGGCGGCCTTAGGGATCACCACCGGGACCGGCACCGCCGCCCCGCTAGTGCAGGTAACGTATGGCCGGCCGGCCCCGGACCTTTACCGGCGGGAATCGTTGTTTCAAAGCGACGAAACCCGGACCACCGGAACGCCCGAAATGCGTTTGACGACTGGCCGCCGGCGGCGAATATGGGAATGGGAATGGGACGTTATCGTTTCCGCCGAAGTCACGGCCGACACCGCCGACGCCGAACAACGGGCGTTGCAAATTGCGGCGGCCGTTGACGATTGGCTAGCCGCCTATCCGCAACCCGCCGAATGGCCTAACGCCCCGGTTGCTTCCGGCGCCCTTTTCGTCATCGTGTCCGCCATGCTAATTGAACAAGGCGAAACGGTCGAAGGCCGGCAACGTGTCGAAATGACCATGACCCTAGAAATGCGGGAAAGACTGACATGATTTACAAAAACAACGGCAACGCCGCAACCGTGCGAATCGGCACCGAATGGCACACCGTGCCGCATGGTGGAACGGTAGACGCCGGCGAACATGCCGTTAACCTTGGCGGCGATTGGGAAACCGTAGACGTCGCCGCCGACGACCTCGCCGGCCTAACACTTGACGAGCTACGCCATGTCGTAGACTTGGAACAAGTAGACGCCGGTTCGGCGTCTACAGTTGCCGGGGTAACCCGAAAAATTCGTGACGCCCGCACACGGGCCGCAAAAAAGGAAAACACCAAATGAGTATTTTAGATGCGGCCATTCTCGTTGGCCAGGAATCCACGTACGGCACGCCGGCGGCGCTCACCCGTGCTTTTGAAGGAAAAGCCGACACGTTCACGCGCACCCAAGAACGCATCGAGTCGGTCGGTTTCCGTGCCGACATGCAAACGCTCCGGTCCGATCGGGTTGTCACGGTTCACACCGGCGGCACCGGTTCAATCGAGATTGACGCCATGAACGGCGGCCTTGGCCTTTTGTTGCAAGGTTGTTTGGGGACATCGGCCGGGCCCACGCAGCAGGGCGCCACGACCGCCTATTTGCAAACATACGCAACAAGCGACGCCGCCCCCGGCGTTTCTTACACAATCCAAATTTTGAGGCCGCTACTCGAAACCGGTTCGAGCGCTTTCACTTATCACGGTTGTGTCATCACCGGTTGGTCGTTGACCCAATCACCTTCCGGTTTGCTCACTATGACATTCGACTTCGACTTTGAAGATGTCGACATTGTGACCGGCGCCGGCACCCCCGCCTACCCGGCGGACACAACCCCGTTTGATTGGACCGATTGCGTGGTCACCCTTGACCCCGACGGCACACCGGAAACGCTCGACGCCCTCGACCTATCCCTCAACATTGACTTGGGCCTAAAGACTGACCGCTACTACCTGCGGGGTTCGGAACTCAAAAAAGAGCCAGTCCGGAACGCCGTTCCAATGTACGAAGGCAGTGTTGCAATCGACTTCACCGGAACAACACGTTACGCCGAATGGACATCGGCCACCGTTGTCGACATTGAGCTAAAGTGGACCGGCGCGCAAATCGAATCGCCGTACAACGACGAAATCGCGATTCGTATGCGGGCGGTGAACTGGACGGATGCGGCGCCGGTTGTTTCGTTGAGCGACACGCCACGCCAAACCTTGCCTTTCCGAATTATGCACGACGGGACAAACGCCGCAATCACGCTTACATATCAAAGCGCCGATAGCGCCGTTTGATAACCGGGCAACGGTGGCCAAACAACAAGCCGTGGGGCTACAGGTCGACGGTCTTAAAGACGTTCAAAAAGCGTTGCGGACCGTCGATAAAGCCTTGCCCCGTGAACTTAGGAAAGCCAACTTGGCGGCCGCCGAAATCGTGGCCGTTGAAGCCAGGCGCCTAGCCCCACGCCAAAGCGGCCGGCTGCAAAAATCTATAAAGGCGCAGGCGGGGCAACGAGAAGCGTCGGTAAAAATTGGGACGCCCGCCCGCACCCCGTACGCCGGCCCCGCCATTTGGGGATGGGGAAGCAAACGCAACCCACGGCCTCAAGGCGGTTGGCAACCCCGCAACCTATTTCCCCAAAAAGCGTTGGCGAACAAACACAAACAAGTGTCGAAAGCGTACGAAAAAGCCGTGAAGGCGTTGACGAAACGCAACCTGTAAACGGGCGGGGTAACATGACCCCGAACCCTCAACACAAAGGAATCCAACCCATGACCGAAAAAGACGACACCGAAAAAGTGGCGCCACAAATCACCGTGGTTTCCATGGACGACTTCACATATGGCGAACTTGAAATCGTCGAAGACATTTGTGGGGTTATCCCTACGGGTAAGCCCGAAGACGGCCAAGTTAAAATGATGTTGGCTCTAGGTTACGTGGCGGGGTTACGCACGAACCCCGATTTGACACTTGAAGAAGTGCGGGCGATGCCCGTTGGTTCAATCGTGTTTGAAACCGTCGATGATGAAACGGGAAAAGAAGGGGCCTAGCCCGTGAAAACCGGGTTAGGCGGTTGGCCGGGGTCATGAACCGTTTTGGCCTATCATGGACCGAAGCCCGGCAATTGCGGGCGTGGGAATTGCAAGCGTTAGAAACTATTGCTAGGGATGCGGACCTTATGGAACGTAGCCGTAACCGCATGAAATGAGCCGGGCGCCATGGCCGAAAGCGTAAAAATCCGAATACTCGGCGACGCCACCGGCCTAACAAAAGCGCTTGGCGTCGCCGAATCCCAGCTTGGCAAACTAGGCGATGTTGTCGGCAAGGTAGGCAAAGCGGCCGGGGCGGCAATGGTCGCCGCCGGCGCTACCGCCGCCGCCGGATTCGTGAACGGTTTCGGCGACGCCATGGACCGGCAAGCGCTGGGGGCCGTCGTAGGCGAAGACGTACTAGGTGCGGCCGCAGACATATATCGCAATGCCTGGGGCGGGTCTTTAGAAGAAGTAGCAATGATGGTGGCTGACGCACAGCGCACCTTCGGGGAAGATGCTGATCTAACCTACATCACAGAGGGTGCTTATGCAATCTCGCAAAAACTAGGGTTAGACACGCAAGAGATCCTAAACACTGCGGGCATCGCCATCGCAGATTTCGGCGGCGATGGTGCTCAAGTCATGGACTTGTTTGCTGCGAAATTAGGCGGTATGTCGCAGATGGCGGCTGAGGAAGCGCTAGCCGCTACGCAGGAATACGGTACCGTGTTTGACGGGCTGGGGTTCTCACTATCCAGCACGCTCGGTGTAATGGGTAGTTTCGGCGAAAAGGGCACGATTGGCGTTGACAAAGTATCCGATGCGTTTAAGGAATTGACGATCCGCGGGTCTGATATGTCCGAGGGTACAGGCAAGGCGTACGCCGCTTTAGGACTGGATCAGGAGAAGCTTACCCGTATGTTGCTGGCGGGCGGCGAAGACGCATTTTCAGCTATGCAACTGATCTCAAGTGGTTTAGAGGGGATGGAGGACCCGATCGCCCAATCACAGCACGCTCTGGCGCTGTTTGGTGCGCCGCTTGAGGACCTGGGGGCTACTCAGATACCAGAGTTTTTTGAGACGTTAAACGCTGGGATGGGTACGTGGGAGGACACCACCGGGGCGGCTGGTGCGTTAGGTGCAGAGCTTGGCGATAACCTGAAAACTAAGCTTGAAAGCTTGAAACGGCAAGGTCTCGACAAGATCGCCGCCACAATAGAAAAACACGTTTTGCCTATCGTCGAACGATTTGTTGACTACGGCATGCAACAATTCCCGGTGTGGCGTGAAACGGTGCTAAACGCCGTTGGGTATGTAACCGACGTTGTTTTGCCGGCGCTAATCGGGGCGTTTAACCGTGTCAAAGACATAGCCGTTGAAGTCTACCAAAGGGCTTTGCCGCCACTAACGGCGGCGTTTAACCGTGTCAAAGACAAAGCCGTTGAGCTCTACCAAATGGCCTTGCCGTTTTTGGTGGCGGCGTTTGACGCCGTAAAAGACGCAGCTATTCGCGTTTTTGATTGGGTCACCGAGAATTGGGACGCCATTATGGCCGTGTTGGCCGACGGCTTCGACGCCGTGAAAGACGCCGGCGCCGCCCTAGTTGACGCCATGGGAACAGTTTTTGACGCTTTGCAAACTGCGTTTGATTGGATCAAAGAAAACGACCCGGCCCTTGCGGCGTTCGCTGCCGTCGTCGGCACCGTGGTTGTCGGCGCCGTTGTTGCATGGGCGACGGCCACCTATGCACTAGTAGCCGGGCTCGTCGCCCAAGCGGCGGCGTTTGTTGTAGCTTACGCCCCGATCGTTGCGGCCGTCGCCGCCGTGGCGGCCTTGGCGGCCGGCCTAGTTTGGGCCTACCAAAACGTAGAGATATTTCGGAAAGTTGTTGACAAAATGGCGGACGCTGCCATGGTGGCGTTTGGTTGGATGCGCGACAACGTGCCGCCAATCTTTGACGCAATCGTTGGGGCTATCGTCGGGGCGTTTAATTTCATTAAAGAAAAGGCGGAAGCGTTCGTCGGGTTTGTCATAGATTTGTGGGGGCGTTGGGGCGACACCATCACCGAAGCGGCCACCAACGCTTGGGGGGCAATCCAAACCATTGTTGAAGGCGCGCTTCAATACCTCACCGGGGTGTTCGACTTCTGGAAATCCGCTTTTACGGGCGACTGGTCGGGAATGTGGGACGCCATTATCGAACAAGTTTCCGGGTTGTGGACCCTACTCAAAGGCGCTTTCTTGTTGGGTTGGGAAGCCGTGAAACTATCGTTCAAATCCGTTTTCGCTTCCGTTGAGGCAATGGCCAGAGGCGGTTTCGACAGGATTGTTGAAGGGGTCAAAGCGTTACCCGGTCTAATGTGGGACGGGTTGAAAGCCGGCGGCCAGTTGCTACTAGACGCCGGCGCCTATATGGGCGACAAAATCGTTGAGGGTCTATCTTCGGCGGTCCGATTTGTCGGGGAAGTCATTTGGGACATGTTGCCGGGTCCGATCAAATGGGCGCTTGAAAATGGGGTAAGCATAATTGGGGCCGGCCTTGGCATGTTTAGTGGGAACGACGAACCAACCACTAATAGTTTGGGCCAAGACATAGTTATGGTGGGAACGCCGGGAAGCTATCTTGATGCACAAGGCAACAACGTTTCTTTGTTTGGGTCGAGCCCATACAACGACAACAACACGGCTTACGGCCAGGGCGGCGTTGGGGACGTTAATATTCAGGTTCTCACAACGGCCGACCCCGCCGCCATCGGCACCGCCGTAGCCTACGAAATCCAACTAGCGAACGCCGGGGGCCGATAATGTCGACAGGGCAACTAATAACGGCCGAATGGCAAATAGAGCGCAACGGTCTACTAATGGGAGACGGCACCGTTTACGACCTCGTAAACATTGAAGGTTTGGCCGGCGCACCGGCAACCGTGCCATCCGACAGGGCCCTAGCACAACGCAACGGCTCCATTGCCGGGGAAGATTACCTATCCGCTAGGCCGATCATTCTCACGTTTGAAATTGTGGACGATAACGCGTCGACCATGACCGCCAAACTTGACGCCCTAGCCCGTGCCATGGGGCCAACCGTGGACCCGGAACCGATCGCCTTTTGGCTTCCCGGCGTCGCCAATTCAACCGTCGTCACCGCAACCGCCCACGTTCGACGCCGTGACGTTCCAATCGGCATCCGGTTCGCTAACGGTGTGGCCCGTGCAACGTTCCTACTATCCGCCGCCGACCCCCGCCTATACGGCATATATCAAACGATTGTTTCCGTTAATGCCGCCGGCACATCATCGGCTGGCCTCACATTCCCGGCAACTTTCGACCTTTCGTTTGGTGGCGCTATCACCCCAGGTCTTGCCGAAGTGACAAACGCCGGCAACTTTTCGGCCCCGTTCACGTTCCGCATATACGGCCCCGTTCAAGATCCGGTGGTTACTAGGTCGAGCGATGGCGCGTTTTTGGGTTTCACTAAAACGTTAGCGACCGCCGCCGACTACCTCGAAGTAGACACGCAAAACCGGACCGTGAAACTAGGCGGCATCACTAACAACTACAACACCCTAAACGCCGATTCAACATGGTTCGACCTTGCCCCCGGACTAAACGAACTACGATTGACCCGGACGGGTTCCGGGGCCGCCACCCTCGTGGTGTATTCCCGCAACGCCTACGCCTAGAAAGACCCCCCAAAAATGACTGAACAAAACCCCGCCATTTTCATTCAAGCCGGCACACACCCGGCCGAAGACGTCCGCCGTGCTTTCGACGTGTTCATTGGCCCCGGCAACGAAGGCGTCGTTGCCGCCGGTGACCTAAGCGTTACCGAAACGGGAACCCCGGCAATGTCGGTTGATATCGCTGGCGGCCGGGCCATCATCCAAGGCACCGAAGGCACCTATCAGGGCCCGTACATTGTAGAAAATCGGGGATCGGCCACGGTCACCGTCACCGCCGCCGACGTGTCAAACCCCCGCATCGACTTAGTTGTTGCCAAGATTGAAGACCAAGCCTATTCGGGGTCCGTTAATGCTTGGGCGTTGGCCGTGGTGGCCGGCACGCCGGCCGGAAGTCCGGTGGCGCCATCCATGCCCGCCAATTCTATTTTGTTGGCGACCGTTTCGGTTGCGGCGGCGGCGGCGACAATCACAAACGCAAACATTACCGACGGCCGCACCGTCACCCCGGCCGCTTACCGTGCAGGC